GTGATAATGGATTCGCAAATCCTGGAACCTTAGTTGCTGACCTGGGTACAGTAGCAGCAACAGTTGGTGTTAAAACTTGGGCACCAAGTCTAGATCTTACCGCTGGAATGTACTGGATAGGAATTGTTAATCAGGGTGGCACCGGAGCTACTACAGGATTATTTAGATCAGTAACAGGTTTTCATGAATTTATTAATGATTCTGGGGCAACGCCAAACATGAATACAAATTTTAATGCTATGTATCAAGATTCTGTTACTGCTGCACCTCCTGGAACCTTTACATCTACTCCAGTAATGGGGCAGGGACCGAGAGTTGCAGTAAAATTTAACTTCTAAAAACTTTCTTTAGCAGTTCAGAAAAAGAACTGCCGATAATTAGAAAAGAATGACAATAGTTAGACCAACTGGTTGAGCCTTTTTGGCAGTGCAGGTCGGGCCTTACGGGGTCGCTGATAATTTTTTGGGACAGCATTTTGTGCGCCCTAATTATTAAGGAGACTCTTGTGCCAGATCTTAGTCTATTAGAGCCTTTGGTTCTGTTGGGCGTTGTAGAAAAGCTGCCCCTATCTCAGAATATGATTCTGATGAACGGAACACCAAAGCGCCAGGTACCAACCCAGACATTTACTTGGGATATTATTCGTGGTAGCCGTATGATGGCAAAGCCAAACGTTCCTAACTCTGAAGCCCACATTGTAGGTCGTCTAGGACGCGAGCAGGCATCTGCTAGCCTACTATACGTACGTGAGAAGAAGGTTTTCGAACCTACTACTCTTATGTGGCTTCGTGAAGCTGGAACCGTTAGTGGCCGTATTAATGCTGAGCGTGAAATTGTTCGCGAGCTACAAGACTTAAATGCTCGCATTGATGCTTTCGTAGAGTACACTTTGTGGAAAGCCCTAGGTGGAAATCTAGTACTTGACTTCCCAGATGTACAGGCTAGTGTAGATTACAAGTTCCCAGCAGATCATAAGGTAACTGCTGCAACTTCATGGGCAACTGCTACTCCTGTGCAGATTGTAGAAATGATCACCGCATGGAAGAAGCTTGTTCTTAACCACGGTCGTGTAGCAGCTAATCGTGCTTACGCTACTCAGGCTACTCTAGATCGTATTATTCACTCATTCGTAGCTAATGGCGCTGACGCTGGATACCTTCTATCAGATAGAATGCGTGACCAGTACTTTAGCACAGGAACTATTCCAGGATTCCTAGGAATGGACTGGACTCCTGTAGAGCACGTATATGAGACTGATAACGGTGACGAAGTTGGTTACCTAGCTGATGATACTCTTATCCTGGGTAACTTTGACGCTAACCGTCCAGTAGAACTTGTCGAAGGACCAACTGCTGACTTCTCAGCTCCACAGAACTTTATTGGTCGTTTCTCCAAGAGCTGGACTGAACCTGACCCATCAGGTCGCCAGATCTTGATTGAGTACAACTTCCTACCAATTGTGACTCGTCCAGAGCAATTTGTTATTGCCGACCTCATTCCCTAAAGTAAACTAACTGTTCAGCCCAGTTGACAATACAGCCTCTGAACTGCTAAAATAGACTAGTGCCTCGTAAATGGGGTGCTAGTCTATTTTATTTGGAGTTGAATTGTATACTTGTGTTACCTGCAAAGAGGCTATAGCCGAAGGTACGGAGAAAAAATGGGGCAATGTAAATTTTAAGTGTACTCCTTGCATGCGTGAGTACAATAACACTAAAATGGCAAGGCTTCGCGCCAAAGCGCGTGGTCCTGATTGGAAGCCTAAATCTACTCCACGTCATGCAATGCTTGATTGTGATGGGATTCAGCATCGTTGTACTGGCTGCAATAAGATGAAGCTTATTGAGGAATTTCCCAACAATAAAGAGACTCCTTGCGGTAAAGATCCTCGTTGCAAAGTTTGTAGACATCTTGCTAGACGGGAACGTATGAATGCGCAAACTGATAAACCTCGTGCTCTTGACGAAGAAGAACGAGCGGAACGGCGTCTAGCCTCCACTGCAAAATATGTCGCAGCTAACAAGGAAAAACTCAGTGTTAATAATAAACTCTTTAAATTGAAGAAGAATTTTAATATTACGTTTGATCAGTTTAGTTGGTTGCTTAGCATACAAAATGGTGTATGTTTTTTGTGTGGCGAGCAAGAATCAAGAATTGACGGACGCACAGGGAATATCATGAATCTCTCTGTAGATCATGACCATAGATGCTGCTCAGGTAAGACTTCTTGTGGTAATTGTGTGCGCCACTTGCTGTGCTGGCATTGTAATACTATGCTTGGTAAGATAGAAATGAAGCCAAAACTTTCTCAAGTCATGGCACATTATGTTGACCTTCGACCATTGCAAGACTACCCAGGTGAAGGCAACTGGTAGACATCGCTGATCCTCATGGTATAATGGAACCAGACGCTCAGTGATCGTGAGCACATAAACTTAAGGATAAAACATTTTGTCAAAGATTGAATGGAATGAAGAGAATGTAGCTAAACTTCTAGCTGCTATGACAGATGAAGATTTGCTACTGGCTTTCCCAGAATCCAACCTTGAAACACTCAAGCGTCGTAGGCGCGAGTATGCAGGCCGAGAATACCTTCTAGGTACTGCTGACAATCTTGTAGATGAGCCTAGCCGATTGGCTGGCGGAGAATTACCTAGTGTTTCACTAACTGGTGATTCTGGTGTAATTAAAACAGGTACAGTTAATGAGCCAATTACTGACTGGACAGATACTATTAAGCTTTGGGGTCTCGATCCTGAAGTATTTGAAGTTATTCAGCCTGTTACTATGAAGGCATGGGGCAAGCCAGGAGAATTCAGATATAGTTATGCGGCTAGGATTCAAAAGAAAGCGCCAGAAGAAACACCGATCGAAGATCGAGTGGATATCCAAGGTTGGAGAGACAATCTCCGAAATCTTGAGTTCATTCCTGGACGAAGTTTTCAAAATTCTGGACTAAGCTATCTGATTATGGTTGCAGACCCCCAATTAGGCAAGCCAGGAACGCAGGAGGCTTTAAATAATTGGACCAACGGGATAAACGGACACCATCTCAGAATTCGTCATTTAATTGACGCTGGGTATCCTATTGAAAAGATTGCTCTAGCCTTCATGGGAGATGAGCACGAAGGTGCAGTAGGTAATTATGCTTCTCAACCTTATGAAATTGAATTGAACTATTCTGATCAAATTACTCTAGATTTCGATATGCGTACATGGAGTATCCGTACTCTACTAGAGGATGGTTTGAGAATGAATATTGCTTCTGTTCCGTCAAATCATGGTGAGCATACGCGCTTTGGAAGTAACAAGGCCCTTACTAGTATCTATGACAACTCCTCTACTATGGTTGCGAGCCTTGTAAAGAAAGTTTTTGATGGTACAGGCGTTGGTGATGATATTAAGTGGGACATCGCTACAGATCGTCAAGATGCCAACCTAGAACTTTCAGGAGTAAAGGTTAACTTCACTCATGGTCATGTATCTAATGGCTCAGGGCCTAAGACTGGTGGAGTAAGTTCTAAGAATGCTATTGAGAAGCAAATTCTCGGTAGAACTTCAGAACTTGTTGATACCTCTTTGTTCGTAACAGCACATTATCACCACTTTAATGTCATCGAAGATCGTGGGCGTACATTCTTTGGTTGCCCTGCACTTGAGGCTGAGAAGTCAAGTCAGTGGTTTTATGATTCTTCAGGTGTTTGGTCTAAGCCAGGAATGCTAGGAATGGTAGTAGGCCTTGCTGCTGGTGAGCGTGGCTGGGATGAACTTTCTGTAATTTAATATGATTCTGCCGATAATTTAATTGTAGGCAGTAGTTAAAGCCGGGCGCTTACGGGCGTTCCGGCTTTTATCTTATAGGCAGGTATCATGGAGGTAGTACAAGGTGCATTAGATGCCATTGGGCCTTGGATTGGTACAATTGGTCCTTTGCCTTTGCTGTTCATTGCTTTGGTAAGAGGTTGGCTATTAACTCCTGCATCTGTTCAAAAGGTGCATGAGTCCCAGGAAGCTCGTATTACTGAGATGAAAGCTAACTATGAAGCTAGAATAGTAGAATCCAGAGAACGTGAACAAGAGTGGAAAGACAAAACTGCGGAAGCGTTACAGATTGTAAATATGCAGACAAGGCAGCTCGACATTGTTACAGAGTTGAGTGAGACTTCAGTTAAGTTACTAGAAGCAGTTCACGGGGCAAAATTTGGCCAATCAGATGAGCAAAAAACTCGTAAAACTACTCACGTAGTGCGTCCAGGTAGGGAGGGCTGATAATGACTGCTAACCACAATCCGGACGAAGAGAAGGAACTTAACGCTGTGCAGCATGAGTTAGATGAAGCTAAGAAGTCAACTGAAAACAGATTTGAAAAGGTTGACGATTTAACTAGTAGGTTTCGCGAGCTTAGGAGAAGGAATCATTTTCGCCTGATGCTTGAAGAATTATTTAATGAGTAAGGGAGGCTAGTATGTTAGAATTTTGGGGAGATGTTGGCTTCCTGGCCTTCACATTTAGCACATTAGTGTTTACTGCTATGTATCTTACTTTATCTAGATGGCGTAAAAGCTTTGTTGGTACAGTAATTGCTATTTTTGCGGTTAGCGTACTGATTTTGTGCGCTTATCTTTCACTTCGTATTTGGAACGTATCTCTTCCAGGTGTTGAGTGGGTAAGATTAACAATCTTCTGGGTGTTAGCTATAACTATGTTGACATCTATTGTAGGATTCTTTCAAGTACAATTTGGTAAAAGAGGCCAAAAGTTGCGTAAGCGCTTATCTGGTCAATATGACGATGTTACACATGGAAAATAGACTGAAAGGTTGTGATCTTTAATGCCACCAAGGGTAAAGAAGTCTGCGGCTGCCAAGAAGGTAGACCCGACTGTAGAAAACCAGGAAAACCCTGGAATTAATGTAGAGGCACGCGAATCTACAGAGGAAACTCAAGAGCCAGAAGTTGCCAAAACAGCCGCAGCTAATGATGTAGATAAGCCTGTAGAGAATCAGGAAAACCCTGGAACTTCAACAGAAGAACGCGAATCTACTAATCCTGAGCCAGAAGTAGCTGAGGTTCCAAAGATGGCCCCCGCTCATGAGGTTGATGAAACTGTGCATAACCAAATGAATCCAGGGTTAGAAATGGTTGACCGCCACCCAGAGCCAGTAATTCTTGAAGATGCGGCTGGAGTTAAATTTGACGTAAGTAAGCCATTTCCTGAGCTAATTACAGATGACCCAGAAGCAGAAAAGCGTCGTGCACGAGTTCGTCAAACTGAATCTGTACTTGATGCTAAAAATATTGAAGGTTCTAACGACCCTGATAACGATGAGCGTGAGCATCTCGAAATTGAATTCTTAGAATCTGGGCTTACTGTAGCAGCACGTGTTTGGAAAGCTGGACAAGTTCTTGTGCTTGAAGATAATGAGGCTAGTAAGAAGACTCATCAGGACGCCGAGGGCAATGTCTGGTATGAACTATCTGCGGATGAGCAGATGGAACGTTACGGCAAAGTATTCTTTGAGAAGAGGTAATAGTTATGGCGCTAGCGTCCCCTACTGTAGCTGATTTAGCTATATTTACAGGTCGTGAAAGTACAAGTTTTAACGATTTTGCCGGTGAGGCGCTAGCTCAAGCTACATTACTTTTCTATCTAGCCACAGGTATTAATGAATACCCAACTGACTTAGATCAATCTAAGCTAGCTAAGTATGGAATTTTAGATATGGCTGACAAGATTTATCTAAGTCAGCCATATCGAGAAGCTTCAGCATCTCCTTACCAATCCGAAAGTATTGGATCTTATTCTTATAGCAGAACAGTTTCTGCTGTCAAAAAAGGTGATGCTACTGGAGTTATGTGGTTTGATCTAGCAGTAAGTAAACTCAAGTCAGGAAGCTCCGCCATCGGGTCTACAGGGTCTATTGAAGGCATGGAGTGGGACGGCATTGAGACTTCCTCTGAAGGTAGATCTAAAATAGTTGGTGGTAGTGGCACCCGTAGACTATTAAACGATGTAGACGCATTTAATAGTCCCCCAGAAACAAGAATAACATTTTTCTACTGAGAGGAGTTAATTATGCGACACTTATTTAACTCTACTGTAGAAGTTTTACAATCTGTTACTGATGTTGTAGATGGTGCTCGTGTACAAACCTGGCAAAAGTCAGGAGCTAGTTTTGATAGAACGCAGCCCCCAGGAATAATGAAATGCAGATTAGACCTTAACTTTTTGCGAGTAGGTAAGGATCAACCTTCTCCTGTTGTTGCGGGCCGTAGTCCGGATAGGACTGGAATTATGTTCTGCTCTTATTCACCTGCACTTCAAAGCGGACAAATTGTTCGTGTAGTTAAGGGTCCGCATATAGGTTCATCCTTCATGATGAAAATGAGACCTGATGAGGCTCAAGATTTTAATGGTACTCACCATATTGAAGTTCAAGTATTCGAGGTGGCGCAAGCTAGCTTGAGGTATCCAGCAGGAGCACCATCATGATAAAGATTGAAAAGTTTTCTGACGGAATAGAGGACGAAGTTAATCGCTTAGCTAATGGCTTGTCTTTAGAAGATATTGCCGAGTTTGAGCGTGTCCTTACTGAACAATTTCGTGCTACTCAAGCTGCGGTGCACGTTATTACTAGAAGTTTAAAATCCTCAGGTAAACTTTCCAGTGATGCTGGACAAACCTACTGGGAGGGAGAAATTTCTTATGGTGGCCCATCGCAAGGTATTCACAACCCTGTAGATTATGCTGAATATGAGCGTGAACGAGGACTAAACCACGATTTCTTACGTCCTGCTGAAGCTCTAGGCCATGAGTATATTGCAGCTATGAACAAATTCCTAGGAGGTTGATATGGCAGACGATTTACAAGGAGCTTGCGCAAAGTATCTTCTAGGTATTTCTGAAGTAGTTAATAGTGTTGGCAAATTTTCTGTCTCATTGAAACCTTTCATTTTTAGAGATGAAATGCTTGCTAATCTAGAAGATGGCCAATACGAAGCTGTCAGTGCAATTGTAGTAGAAGACGCAGGGCCTTACGCCAATATTACAGGATTGAGCAGATACCGAGGTCGTAGGTTACGAGTAACTATTTGGGCCAACGGTACTCGTGATGCGTCAGGAAATTTGATAGGTAGTAAATCTGTCAGACTTAAATTGAATGATACTTTTAAGGTTGTTGACAAGTACCTGCATCGAGTAAATCCTGAAATGCAAATGTGGGGCGATTTAGTTACTATCAGTTCTGATAGAATTGTTGATTTAAGTGAGCCTGTCGCTGTAACTGATGGTGATGGAATAATGATAGCTTCCGTATACTACTCAGTATTTTTCTGATTTTAATCCGATAGTACTTTTAGTAACTCTAGATCCCAGGAGGATAAATTGAAGGTACTATTGAAGACTCCACTATCTACTTATACAGGATACGGCAACGACGGGATAGGTCTGGCACGTGCTCTTATTCGAAGTGGTGCAGATGTCTATGTTCAGCCAACTCATGTCGATGCTCCACTGCCTCCCGACGTGTTGAGTCTATTCAGCAAGCGGTTAGAAGCTCCGTTCGATTTGATGATTCATCATGTAGATCCTGGCCAAATGGGTCTACTACCTGAAGAACGTAGAGCCAGTAAAGTAACAGTAGGTTGGTCAATGTGGGAATATACCAACTTCAACAACCTAAAGGGTAGATCAAAATTACGCAAAGCTCTAAGTAGATATGATCTACTTCTAGGCTATGATCAGGTTACTAAAGATTGCTTTCTACCTTACATAAACCCAAAAAGCACAAAACTAGAAATACTTCAGGGTGGGTTTCTGCCTGAGAATTGGCCTAAGGTAGAAAAGGATTGGTTTAGTAACAGATTCGGGTTTTGCATGACAGGTATGCTGCATGAAAGAAAAGATCCTTTCGTAACCATCATGGCCTTTAAAGAGCTAAAAGAAGAATATCCTGAAGAATTTGAGCCCGCAGAACTACACCTCAAAACTATGTCACCAGGATTGCATTCTGCAATGGAGCAATGGGTTCCAAAATTACGAGTGCATTATGATTCTTGGCCCGAGGATGTCTTAAAACAATTCTATTCTGTTCAGCATGTTCTCTGCGCTCCTTCTCGCGGAGAAGGGAAGAATATGCCTGCACTAGAATTTCAAGCTATGGGCGGAGCGGTAATTGCTACTAATTGGGGTGGCCATACAGGATGGCTGTCTCCTGAGTATGCCTATCCCCTGGACTATAAGTTAATGCCTTTAGATGATAACCCTAAAGTATTAAATGCTAGGGCCGATAAAGACCATATGAAAGCTCTCATGTTGCACACATTTAGAAACAGAGCTGAAGTAAAACGAAAAGCTGACCTAGCAGCGGAAGTTATTCCTCAAACACATAGCTGGGATAATGTCGTTAAGAAATTATATCTGAAGGTATCTCAGGCTGTTCCTGGCGAAGGCTCTAAGATTTATGAAAAATCGTTAATGGCAGGAGCAGAATATGTGGATAGATGAAAACTTTAAGGTGCCAGAGAACAGTGTAGAAATACGTTGTCCAGGAAAGTTCAAAAAACTATTTCTTGTACTTAAGCAAGAGCACATGCCTGTTGAAGGCATGTATATGGAAATCGCTTGTGCTGATTGTGCTAAGTGGGCCAGATTAAATGGTGCACCTAGTGCTAAGCGTGTGTTGCATTATTACGATACACAAGGTAATTGTGTGACCAGCAAAGTGACTGCTTATTAAAATAGCGCAGGATAATCCAAATAGGTTATTACTGCTTGCCGATTATTTAAGTAGCCAAAGAAAACGCTAGGACCATATGGCTCCTAGAACTAAGAAAAGGAGATTTATATGGCTGGCACTAATTTTGAAGGCTTTTCTATCAGCCATGCAGCTATCTTAGATGGTACTGACGGTACTGAGGAAGAGTTTGGCGACATTTATGGTGTACGTTCTGGAACTATTGCTGCTGATACTGGTAACTATGATAACACCGGTGATGACTACGTACTGTCATCATGGTTCTGGCTGAACTTCGCCACAGTTACCGTTGAAGCTGGCTATCTACCATTCCGTACAATTCAGCTTCTATCTGGAGCTACTTTGACTTCATCTGGCTCAGGAGCAGGAACTACCTACTCCATGGGTCTATGGGAAGAAGATTCCGTAAATCAGCCTGCTCGACCTATGCTGATTCGCTGCCCATCCAAGGACAGCGATGGAGCTATTAGAGTTATGGACTTCATTCTCTATAAGGTGATCTTCGGTCCTATTAACTTCACCGGTCCATCCTACAAGTCTGGACTATTGCTTAACTACACAGGTCGAGCAGTTATTTCTGACAAGGATGAAAAGGGTACTCCGCTAACAAAGCGCGCAATTGGGCGTATCGTTAACCGCTCAGCTTGATATTAACAAAATCTAATAAGTCCAAGTAGACCAGGAGTCAATAATGGCAAAATCCGACATTGAAGTTATTGTCGATGAGGGTGACGTAGTTACCCTATCTACCGGCACACAGGTTGTTTTGCAGCCACTTAAGGCACGTCAATTCTTTAAGCTACTACGTATCATTACTCATGGTGCGGGGGGCATGCTTTTGAATGTTAAATTTTCCCCTGAAGATACTCCTGAAGAGTTTGGCGGGAAGCTGATTGCTTTAGTAGGTTTTGCTATTCCTGATGCCGAAGAGGAAGTAATTGACTTCCTATTATCTATGGCTCGTCCTGTAGGCGAAAAAGCTGGTCGTAGACTCAGTAAAGATGAGATCGCTGAGAATAAACGTCTTAATGATGAACTATTCGATGAGCTGTATAACCCAGAACTAGAAGATCTAGTAACTTTAGTTGAAGCTATTGTTAAGCGTGAAGCAGAAGATCTGCAAGCCTTGGGAAAACGACTAATGGCAATGTTCGACCTGGCGAAGAAGACAGGGCAAGTTCCAGAGAATCTGACAGTACAGAACTCAACCGAATAATCCCAGATATTCCTGGGTTAGAGCTGGTAGGTCCTATGGCTAGAGTCTTTCATACTATCAGCTCTACCTATCGTTGGGATGATGATGAGATTCTAGATAAAACCTTACGTCGTATCAGGCAAATCTTGGCAGTCATACTTGAAGATAAATATAATCAAAGACGTGAACAGCGTTTGATTATCTCTTGGCAAACTAGAAGTATTGCTATGGTCGCTGCTGCTGCCGGAGCTAATGCTAATGAAGATTTGATGACGTATGCATCAAATTTGACGATAGATTATGAAGAATACCAGGAATTCGGCAAGGTCGAATCCAAATCTGTATCCAGTAATTTGCCAGTTCATGGATCTACTCAAGATGTTGCTACTCAGGAGAACTTTGAAAAGTCGGCAGATAAGAATAGTTTTGAAATGCTAGAGATGTTAGCTTTTGGTATGGACAATCCACCACCAGGCTAACTATAAAACCTTGGAGGTAGCGCGGTGACTAGTCCCGGCAGTGGTTCAGAACACGTATCTCGTTATCGCGCCCTCGGAGAATTCGATAGCCTAATTCGTGCTGCACGCGATGCTCGCCGTGCATTAAGAGAATTGCGTGAAGAGGAAGCTAAGCTTAATTCTCAATCTCTTTCTGACGATCAAAAAATTACTGCATCAAAGCAGAATCGTGCACGTGCTGAACGCGAAAGTGCAAACTCAGCCAAAGCAGCTATTGCTGACCTTAATCGTGGAGATGCCGCTGGAAAAGCCGGTGAGGAAGCAGGGTCTTCTTATCATAAAGGATTAGGACGAGGCATTCAAAGGAGTAATAACTCTGGTGGAAACCGTCAGCTAATTCAAGCTACTATTAAAGCTTTTCAGGATACTTTTGGCAAGGCTGGAGAATCTGCTGGTGAAGACTTTGCTAAGCGAGCAGAAGACAAGATTAATAGTTCACTAGGTGGCAGGCTACGAACACTAAATCGTACATTAAGTCAACTAAAGTTAGATCCGTTAGTTCTTGATGTTGACGCAGAAGATGCCAACCAAAGTATTGCAGCTATTGAGTTTGAACTTAAAAAACTAGCTCACGAGGACACTGACATTAATGTCAGAATTTTATCTAATAGAGCTTTAGGCGATATTCGCACTATCTCTCGTAGCCTAAAGGATGAACTTGGAGCTGAAGCATTAAAAGATGCTGAACGTATCAGGCGAGAACTTGAAAAAATTGATGCGCTACCTTCTGGAAAGTCTTTTCGTTTCTGGGCGTTAACTGCTATGGCAGATATGACTCGTGTATTCGAGGAAGCTGATAGAGGCACTAGTGTATTTACCAAGTTGCGACAGGCCGCATCTGCTGGTGGGGGCGGTGGAGGATTCCTTCGAAGCTTTATTTCAGGATTCGATGACTTCTCCGAATCAAGCTCTAGGCTATTACAAAGATTAGGTAGAGTTTCTGGTGAGCTTTATAGAATGCCAGGACTTATTGCTGTTTTGGTATCTGCTATTCCTGCTCTTATTTCTGGAATTGGAGCATTAGGTGGTGGAGCATTAAGCTTGGCTAGTGGTATAGGCGCTGCTGGTGGAGCTATTGCTGCCATTCCTGGATTAGGTTTTGCTGCTATCGGCGCTATAGGAGGCCTTACGAGTGCTTTTGGGGGCTTTGGAGATGTTTTAAAAGAAGCTCAGAAAGCTGAAATTGAAGAATCTCAGGTAAAAGAACAGGCACGTTTAGGCACAGATAAGGCTTTGACTGCCACCCAGAAGTACAACCTTGCGCTTAAGGATATGGCTCCTGCCACACGAGATGTCACAAAAGCCATTGTTGACTTTTCTAATAAGTGGGCAAAAACTTCTGAAATTGTCGGAGAAAACTTCTTCAAGGAAGTTGTTGATTCCACTGATCGCCTTAATACTTTATTGCCTATAGCTGAGAATTTCTTTGGTAGATCTGCAAGTGCCTTGGGCAAGGTTGCAGACGAAGGTATCAGAATGATTACTTCTGGTCCTTGGAAGAGAGACTTCAGAACTATTTCTGAAAACAACTATACGGTAATTACCAATATGGCTCGTGCAGGACTCAGTCTTGCTAATGTATTCCGTAATATTGCCATTGCTGCTGGTCCTTTTACTACATGGATTACCCGTGCATTAAAAGAAGGGGCAGACGCCTTTGCTGATTGGTCAGCTCAGGCTAGATCTAACGGGTCTATTGCTGACTTCCTAGACGAAACTAAAGAAAGTTTACAGTCTCTTTGGCAGATCTTCAAAAACCTTGGGAGTATTGTAAGTTCATTCTTTAACGCTACAGTAGACGAAGGTCAATCATATTTACGTACCCTAGAAGATATTACAGGCCACTGGGCTGATGTTGCTGATGCTCAAGAGCAAGCTAATTCTCCTCTGCGTGAATGGATGACCAATATTAGACCTGTATTGTCAGCGCTAGGAGATTTGATTAGAGATCTTGCCCGAGGAATTGGAAACTTAGCGTCTAATCAAAGCAATATTCAGACTATGATTGACCTGCTAGACACATTAAGGACTCGTGTTCTGCCGCCTATTCTAGAAATCTTGCAGCACCTTAATGACTCAGGTATTGCGGTTACTGTAGCTGAAGCTTTGGGCGACATGCTTGAAGCTATTTCTACTTTCTTAGAAAGTGGTGCTGCATCCGCATTAACAGTATTCGTTACTGTTTTGGCTAATTTTGCCGAGCTACTGTTCAACATTGCGTCTCTTCCAGGAGTAAGTAATGTCTTAGGCGGATTGGCAGCCGGTCTTGCTGCTTTGGCTGCTGTATCTATTGTGGCAAGGTTTACAGGGCTGTTCAAGTTATGGGACTTCTTTACTTGGATGGTACGAAACAGAGGAAACCTATCTGGAGCTTTTGCTGATGCTGCTAGAAATGCTGCTGGGTTACAATCTTCTGGGCAATCCGCACCAATAGCTAGGAATACTCCTTCACCTATTGCAGGTATTGGCTCTGAGATTGTCGGTGGAGGTAATACTGCTCGAAGTATTGAAAATACTGGTCGCGCAGCAGAAAATGCTAATGGCAAAGTATCTGTATTTAGTAGAACTGTAGGAGGGCTTAGCACTGCTGGATCACGAGTACAAGGCGCATTAGGAGGACTCGTAGGTTTCCTAGGTGGGCCTTGGGGAATTGCGTTAAGTGCTGCCGCAGTAGGAGTGACATTCCTAGTTGACAGTTTAATGGGGCAAAGGCGAGAAGCTGAAGATACTAAAAACGCATTCCAAGCTTTGAAATCTGCTTATTCTGATCTTTCTCAGGGAAATACAGATCAAGTAAACCAGTTAGCTGAAACTGATAAGAAGTTCAAGGAACTTGCAGAAAGGGCTGAGAGGTTTGGCGTTAGTTTGACAGACGTATCTGGCGCTCTAAATGACAACGACCAAAATCTAACTAGAGTTAATACTCAGCTTGATGCACAGATTGCTACTTATGAGCGTTTGCGTATCGCAGCATTAGAAGCTGGTGGACCTACTGCTGCAATTCCTTATAAGCAATTAAAAGACGAAGCGATTGAATTCAAAGATTCAATTAACCAGGTGGCTGAAGCTCAGAGCAGAAACAATGAGTTAACTAAGACTAGTGCTGATTCCGCACGAACCTATCAGGATCGTCTAGCAGGAATGACTCAAGCCCAGGTTGATAGTGTAGTTGCCGCAGGTGATTTAGAAGCTAGAATTCAAACCTTGTCTTCTGCTTTGGATACCATGTCCAGCGCGACTTCTACTGCTAGGGATAGAAGCAGTGCTTTGTCTGACATCATTAAGGCCGAATATGGCGAAATGATGACAGCCAATGAAGCTACTGAAAACTGGAATAGCCAAATTCTTACTCTGAAGGAGTCAGTAGAAGCCAACGGTAAGAGTTTAAGCGTTCATAGTCGTGAAGGTCTAAGAAACAGGGATGCATTGCAGGCTGCCGCAAAAGCTGCCCGAGATTTGTATCTTGAGGATATTGCCTCTGGCGTACCTATGAAGGAAGCTACTCAGCGTCACAGAGACCGCATTAAGGAACTTCAAAAAGAAGCAGATAAGGCACTAGGTACCAAGAAGGAAACTCGCGACCTTATCAAAATGTATGGTGAAGTTCCTGAAGATGTACAAACTGAGCTATCTACAAAAGGTTACGTAAAAGTATACCAAGAAATGCAAGACCTGAAAGCCCTTCAGGCTTCTCTGCAAAGTGGTAAGAGTCTGAAGGAAGCTGAACGAGAAGTAGAAGAATCTAAAGCTCGTGCTTCCATGAAAGGTTGGGGAGATGGTTATGGTGCTCCTGGATTCAGAAGTGGTGGCCCTGTGTGGGGTGCTGGAACTAGAACTTCTGATTCCATTAGAGCCTGGTTGTCTAACGGCGAATTTGTTCATCCGACAGATGCCGTAGAATACTATGGGCTTCCGGTAATGGAGGCTTTGCGCCAAAAGAAACTTGACAGAACTGTAGTTGCAGAAGCTTTGCCAGATGTGTCTAATGATAAGTTTGCTTCAGGAGGCACTGTACACAGCAAAGAATGTCCTATCTGTGCAAGCGGTGGCCATAAGTTTGCTAAAGGTGGTGGAGTAGGTTGGCCGTTCCCAGTCGATGTTTCTGACACCATGATTAAAAAGGCTTGGGCTGAAGTTGGCTTAGGCGGTGCTGGTGGTCCTGGAGGCTACAAATGGCAAATGCAGGTACTTCGCCAAAGATTCCCCGGATTGCCATTAATCTCTGGACCAAGGCCTGGAGCTAGAACACTATCAGGAAACAGGTCTTACCACGCATTAGGTAGAGCGGTTGACCTTCCTCCTCGTAGGGATGTAGCTCAGTGGATTAGATCTAACTTTGGTGCAAGGACTAAGGAACTTATTACTCCTTATAACGATTTGAATATTTGGAATGGTAAGCCACATAGGTATACTGGAGCAGTTTGGAATCAGCACAATTTCGCAGGTGGAAATCCGCACGATCACTGGGCATTTAACCAGGGAGGTTTAGTTGATTTGATGGAAATGCTGAATATGCAAAATATTATGCCTAAACAACAAACTTCATTGCCTACTACTCCAAGAACCCTATCACCGGCTGCTAGCTCAGTAGTTAATAACTCAACAGATAACACAAGAACCTTTGGTGACGTTATTATTAATAACCCTATGCCAGAGCGTGCAGGAGATTCAATCCGTGATGCACTTTACAGAACTCAATTGTTATACTAAAGAAGGGAGGGGAAGAGAATGTCTAACTCATCAGAAGAATATTGGAGCATAAACGGCGTCTCGCTGAATCAGTATTGCTGGGCGATCAAAACTATAGGTGGTTCACGATTAGCTGTACCTAAACTTCGTGGAGATAACACTCTCTTCCCTTTCCGAGACGGTAGATCGTTCAGAACAAAGAATGCTGATTCCAGAGTAATTACTCTGGCAATGTGGGTCGCAGGAGTTAACCCAAGTACAGATCAGCCAAGGGCTGGAGGCACACAAGACGTACAGTTCAACGATAACTGGCGAACTTTACAGCAATTGCTTTGGTCACCTGAGGAACAATTGGTATTGACTCGTCGCTGGTGGGAGAATGCTGCTTCGCCAGTACTTCGTGAAGCAACCGCTCTGTGTGAATTAGCGGGGACTATGGACCCTACGATGACAGGACGAACCCGAGCTGATTTCGCTGTGGACCTCCTACTCTCAGACCCCTATTTTTACGGTCCAGAATTAACGTACAATTTATCTCCAGGCGGAACCACAGTAGTTAGTAACCCAGGCGATATTCCGATCTGGACATCAATTAAAATCCAACTCAACGGAGAGCTTGTATCCCCGTTGATAACTAACTTGACAGCAACACCCAATACATGGATGAGAGTCAATACTGCCATTATTGGAAATCCTGTAAATGTTGATGTTGGACAGTTTTCTGTGATAAACTCATTTGACAACAGTAACTTAACTGGCTCTGTTACTCATTCAGGGTTTAGAGCTTGGATGAAGCTGTTGCCAGGAAACAATTCTATTAAATTAACATCTACAGGTAACAACACAGGAAATGCTGTGTTGAAATTTAAGCCAGCGTATCTATAAGGATTTTGGGAGAACATATAATGCGCTATTACAGTAATACAGCAGCACTGTCCACTATTGCAACAGTAGGTGGAATTTCTACCGGAGCTACAGAAGTAGCTCTAAGCACCAGTACAGGATTTCCATCACAATACCCCTATACTTTAAGATTAGATCCAGATACTTCTAATGAAGAGCTGGTTACTGTAACTGGTCCTAAGGGCGGATCACCGGGGACATTCCTCATTACTCGTGGACAAGACGGAACCACAGCTAAATCTCACGCTCAGGGAGCACCTGTAGTTCATGGAGTTTCCGCAAGAGATTTTCAAGAGGCTCAAGACCACATAGCTAATGTTTCTCCAGGTGTGCACGGGCTGCCTGATTCTGCTTTTGAGCCAGAGTTCACTATCTATAAGAACACCGACCAGGGCTATTCCAACGACACCACATTGAATGACGATACTGTTCTAAGGTTTAGTGCTTCTGCAAATACCAAGTATCGCGTAGAGTTATTTGCTATTTGCTCCGGGCAGAATGGTAATATCAAACTTGCTTGGAAAGTCCCTTCTGGAACAGTGGGATTACGAGCATGTACTGGACCCGCCGTAAACTCAACAGATAACGGTAATACTTTAATGCGAACTAACGCAAGCCAGATGACTACTGAAGTAGCCTACGGTCTGGCCAGCGCGATGTATTGGACAGCCATCCAGGAAAGATTTATTTTGCCTATAGGTTCCAATGCTGGTGAAGTAGTGTTGCAGCACGCACAGAGTACATCTCATGCAGATCAGACAGTAATGCGTGGAGCATCTTATATGACAGTAAAGAAACTAATTAACGGATAATTTAGGAGTGTAAGGCCGTGAGTCTAGCATCACTACCGCATAGAATTCCTTTCAAGCTCGGAGGACTAGTTCGTCCTGCCGAGACGGGGGCCCGTGGGTTTACAGGAGTATTACCTAAGAGATTACCATTTACCCTTAGTGCTCGTTCTGTAGATTCAGAAGTAGCTTACGGAAGTGTTGGATGGGAGCTTATTTGTAGATCCCATAGTGACTTCCAGACTGAGTTGCTACGAACTACAGATATGACCAGTCTTACCTTTACCAAGGAATTAAATGCTTACGGTATGGCATCTTTCGGTCTAAACTTAAATCATCCTCTATTTCAGCAGTCATTAAATGATGGCTCACCTATTGAGACTTTGTTTGACTATGAAAACTTGTGGGAAATTCGTTTTGATGGCGATGTAGTATTTCAATTCCTAGGTACCGCTAGCACAGATTCTCAAATCAACGACACAGAAACATTGTCTGCGACCATCTCAGGTGCCGGTATCGGTAAGGTACTTGAATGGGCTACTGTATTCCCATCAGGGTTTCCTGACAGAATTGTCACTAAGTTAGAAACTGCTGTTGACGCATTTGGATCAGAATTAGACCAACTTGTATGGACTAGAACCTCACTTGATCCTAATATTACTGTGCAAGCGGAAGGCGGAAGGCGTGAAGCTGAGGCAGATAGAGATAAGTATCAGCAGGAACGTACAGGATTAACTGAGCAGAAAACATCTGCAACTAATAGTTATAACTCTGAAAAACAGAGTTATGATCAAGTAATGAAGCAAAAGAATCCAGCAGCCACCGCAGCAGAAAAGAAAGAAGCTCTAAAGCAGCTTAATGAAGCAAAGGCCGAGTTGGATAAAGTCAATACTGCCTTAGATGTAAATCAAAAAAATCTAACTCAAGCTACTCAACGTATGACTTTCTTCGGAGCTGTTACTTCAGATGAAACTGCTGGACATGCTAAATTAGTAGTATCTTCTGGTCAGCCCACCAAATACATAACTTCCAGAACTTATGATTTTGAAAGTTCTGGATTATCTGTTGCTGTAGAGCCTGGTCCGTCATTAGCTTCTGGTACCGGGCAAGTTTCTACTATTGTAAAGCTAATTCATGACCCGGGGCAATTTACTAATAGCTCTAGTAATTATGCTAGAATGTACACACAACGCATTAATGGCAATTTACGTATTGTGGCTGAAGTTTCTAACGGTAGCTCAGTTGCCAATGAAGAATGGGCATATGATGTTACTTCTCAGAAATATTGGAGAATCAGAGAAGACTCTGGAGAGGTAGTTTTTGATACATCTGCGGATAATACTGTATGGACTGAACGATTCAGAACTGCTTATGTATGGCCATCAACTCATGTTGTATTGCAATTAGGACTAGAGCTTATTGGAAACGTAGGAATTGCGGCACCATTACCAGCTTATTTTTATAATCTGAATAAGTCTACTATTCCTTCAACTGAAACAGCCATGCAGTTGTTCAAGAAATATCTTTCAGAGTCTCAGGCACGAGGTGTTATTCCTTATGTAAAAACTACTTTTACAGATGCCGAAGATTCCCGAGGGCTTCCTTGGACAGGCAAGCTAGGAGTAGATGTAGCTGAAGGAACAAGATTAGATGCGGTATTAGCATCTCTTGCTCAAGTACAGCAAGCTGATTGGATTATGGATACAGACTTTAATTTAAATGTGTATCAAAGATCTAAAACAGATGAAGCTATTCCTCCGGCATTTTTCAGTAAGCAAGATGTAGTTTTCCATGAAACCGGTTCACAGATTAGTAAGGAAAGAAACAGAAGTCGAGACACTATTGCTAATGCTATTGTTGGTAAAAACCAATCTGGCTCATATGTGTATACTGAAGACAAAGAGTCTATGGCTAAATACCAGAAGAGAGAGGCTTTCATTTCTGCTGGAAACGCCACAGACTTAGATGACCTTACCCAAGTTCTTAACTCATCTTTAGAAGATTTAAAGGACGAGAAGGTATCTTGGAGAGTATCTGTTGCAGCCAATCAGGAAGGTCGTAGAGTATTTAAAGATTACGATGTAGGTGATTGGATCTCTATTGAGAATATCGATTCAAATCATAATGTTTCTATTGGCCAATGGCGCGTAGTAGGTATTGCTGTCAATGTAGCATCTGATGCCACCCAAACTGTTGAATTAACCTTACAATCTCGACGTGAATTGCTGATTGAAAGATTAAAGCAGCAAGTAGCTAATTTATCAGCTTCGAGTGCTTCAGGAGGAACTACCCTAGGTTCTGCTATCAGTGCTATTACTTTAATTGAGCAAGTAACTCTAGCAGGATTAAGAGATGTTGTAGTAAGTAGTGCTGTAGAAGGCGATGTTCTAACTTTTTCTCGCGGATACTGGATTCCTCAGGCTCCGGGAGATAAAACCATTCCTGAAACTCCTAATCTTACTAGTGTGTACAGTAATGTATATTACCCTTCCGATGGAGTTTCTGTTCGCGCTCAAGCAGATATTTCTTGGGAATTGCCTTACAATACAGATGGTTCATACATCACTGATGGTCATCATTATGAATTAAGGTACAAGCCTTCTGTTACTGCTGATTTGCAGTCATCTTGGGAAACTGTTGAAGGAGAGGCTGCATGGTCAGATCTACTTACTTGGGCTCAGCCTGTATTACCACCAATTACTAATGCCGGGTGGCAAACAGTTTATGTAGCTTGGGGGCAATTAAACACTGTAATTCAGGAGCTTACCCCAGGAGTAACTTATGATTTACAAATTCGTGCGGTAGACTCATCTACACCTCAGCATTTCTCTGAGTGGTCAGACAGTTTCAGCTTTACTGCGCAAACTGATACTATTGCTCCGCCTAAGCCTGCGCCACCTGTAATTGCTTCTAGCATGGTAGCCATTCAGGTTCAGCATTTCTTAGGCAAGGCAGAAGGAGGAACCTTCAATTTGCCTCCAGATATGGCATATTTAGAGGTGCACGTAGGTGATGCTAATTTCTATCCCAACGAAACTACCAGAGTAGGAAAAATTTTAGCAGACGCAGGAATGCTTCGTTCAGGTACTCCGGTTATTCAGACATTCAATGTAGACTCTACTGAAAACATTTATGTTCGAGTAATCGCAATAGATACTGCTGGAAACAGATCTGCACCATCTAATGCTGTTACTGCTACAGTAAATCTTATTGACGATGCACATATCAGTGACCTAACAGCTTCAAAGATTACAGCCGGAACTATTAGCGCCTCTATCATTCTTGGTGGGGTAATTAAGACCGGCGAAAGCGGTGCTCGTGCTGAAATGAACTTTGAAGGATTCAGAATTTATTCTGAAGACGAAGATCCTACTGTTAGCTTGTTAGGTAATCCCGGTGTAAATGGTAACTTCCTATTGATTAAAGATCTAGAAGATCCTACCATTACTCTTGCGGGAATTGATGGTACCGGTCGAGGGTCATTCCAAGATATTTCTATCACAAATGATATTAATATTGGCGGTGATTCACTAAAGTCTGATATTATTGATCCAATGGGTAAGGGTGTTATCTCGATTGGATACTATCCTGGTGCTTCTATTGTTGGAGCAGCCGCAGGTAATGAAAGAGGATTCTTAGAAATCAGTTTTATCGCGGAAGAATCCCGTACATATATGATCTGTGCTGTAACAGAATGGGAATCTACCGCAGCTAACGATCGTCTTGTAATGAGGCTTCGTGATGCTGGGGAAATTTCCCCTACTTTAGATATGCCATGGATTCAGCAGTCTATTTCCGTAGGCGCTGCTGCGGCTGGCGGTAATGCTGCTGCTCACATTACTTATGCTGGAACCTTTACTCCTGGGCTCCACAGAATTTTGTGGTCAATTCAAGGAGGTGCTGGTACTCCTACAGTAAACGCGCAAGGTAACACAGGAGTAGAAAGCACAACATTAATTTGGGTAGAGGATGTAGGTCTTCCTAAAACAGACACGGTAATCATTAATGATGCTGGTGTAAGCCCAGCAGGAACACCAGCTCCGACTATCGATACTCCTCGCGCAGTAGCACCTAAACCTAAAATTGAATATACCAAGAATTATGCTGCAACCTGGTCTGGTACCTACCGATCCAATG